TAGTGTGTTTGTGTGTAGGTCGATGGGGGAAAGTGAAAGTTCCACTGGGGTGGATACCCAATTCCAAATATCTCAACTGAAAACAAGAACCTTAATCTAATCTTACCAACAATCTATGATATAATATCAAACACGAATCAACGGAGAAATTATGAATCTAAAGCTTACTACGTTTCCAGCTACCTCAGTAGAACAGTATGATAAGATATATATGGTTAGAGAATGTAAGATGTATAGTGTATTAGATGTTAGACACTCTGATGATACTGCTGCTATTATGCTAGATGGTGGTGTTGAGTTGGTTTTAAAAGATGTTATACATCCAGATAATATGATTGTATTGATAAAGGAATTATAATGTGGATAACTCATAAGCTCTTGTACTCTGTTGACTACAAGACTCTTGATATGGAGTGGGTAGACAACCCTACTAAAGACGATATAGCATTTTATATATGTAAGGAAGAGCAGAAACCAGTTAACAACCCTCTATTCAAGAGATGCTAAGTACTCGAATTGTTTGCCACCTTCTTTTAGTGATGCTGGGCTATGTATCTTATTGTTCTTACGTTCTCTTAACCCTACTTGTTTACCAGTAGTGTTTGATATAACACCTATTCTCTTGTTGACCATGTCATCACCATGCTGTATGTAGTCTTTATTGTCTACAGTTCTGATGAGTTCTTCCCATAAGCCATTCTCTATGGTGAGTAGTTGGAACTTAGCTGCATAGTATTTATCTAATGGCTTCTCTTGTAGGATACAGTGTTTGAATGTTTGCTTCCACATTCGTATTATTATCTGCATCATAATGTTTTCCATCTTGTGACCATACTGCTGTGGATTGTCTATGAAATGTCTAGTGATAGCTACTGCTACGTTAGCCATATCTTTGGTTAGTGTTCTAGTTCCAGCTGTACTTACTTCTATGTATAGTCTTCTATGCTCAAACTTCACATGACGAAAGATATAGTCTATTAGCTTCAGGAGTTTAGGGTTGGTTCTGTATGGTTTATCTAGTTCATTGTTGAGTGGTATAGGGTAGTCAAATGAGTGTTCTTTATGCCAGAGCAAGTTGCTCATAATGTTTCCTTTTAATATTTTTTATGATAGTATACCACTTATGGACTCAAACTTAAATGAAATAGAACAAATCGTATCAGCAAAATATGCACATCAGTGGCATGGGTTAAAACCTACTGTATACTATAAGAAAGGTAAGCCAACTGGGCTTATAGCTAAGTTCTATTTAGAGAGTGAGGATTGTTTATATCTGGCTTGTACTACTTCTGAACCAGATATGCCTTTCACTAAATCAATGTTATGTGATATACTTTCATTATACAAACAACAAAACATATGTTTAACTACTGGACATATACCTTCTCAGGCAAAGATAGCTAGTTTGCTTACTAAGAGGTATGGTTTCACTGTAGAGTATAGAGATGATGTTATGTATAGTTATCACAGAAGGAGTGTATAATGGGAGTAGTAGAAGCTATGGTCTTAAGTGCATTTGTGTCAGCAGCTAGTTCTTCACACGCAGCCAGCAAACAAAGAAGTGCAGCTAGAGAGGCAGAAGAAAAGAGAGAAAAAGCAGCGGCAGATGCAGAAGCAGAAGCAGCTAGAATTGCAGAAGATACCAGACCAGAAGGTGAAGGTGTTGAATCTATTGAGTTTGGTACTGGTGGTGATACAGAGATTGGTAATGTCAGTGAGTTTATAAGACCTAAAACAGCTGGCTCTTTAGGCACGGCAGCAGATTCTGGACTAGGTGGATTCAAGATATGAAGTACTTAGGTGTTGAAGAATTGGTCAAGCAGTTGGAGAAAGAAAACCCAGACAAGATGCTACTAGAAGATGGTGGTTCTTTCCTTCGTGGTAAGCTTGCTGGGAAGATAGAGTTAATAGAACGTATTAAAGCTATTTTGGAAAATGATGACGAGGAAGAAGAAGATGGCAGAGAAGACTGATAAGCAGATGCTACCTAGTGAGTATTATGCAAAGGCAAAGATAGATAGAAAACCATATGAAGACAGAGCCGAAGTAATGGCTAAGTTATCTATTCCAGCTCTTATGAGAGACAAGTCTTGGACTGGAAGTTCCAGTACACCAGATAGCTATGGTCAAGCTTTTGGAGCTAGATGTGTAAACAACTTTGTATCTAAGATTGGTATGACATTATTTCCTCCTAATGCTAGTGCTTTTAGATTTACTCCAAACACTGATACACTCAAGAAGATAGTAGCTGGCGGAGAAAGTAATGAAGAGTACCAGAAAACCATTACGTCTAGTCAGAACAAAGTGAACGATAGACTAGAAGCTAGTAATACTAGAAACACTATCTTTACTGTACTTGACCACTTAACTGTTGTGTCTAGTTGTGTTCTTGAGAAAGTTCCAAAGAGAGGATACAAGGTTCATACACTTAGAAATTTTGTTGTCAGCTTAGATGATGAAGGTCAAGAGTATAAGATGTGTGTGTATGAAAAGCTGGAGAAGATACCATCTGGTATTGATTATTCTGGTAAAGAGAAAGATGAGTATGAGTTGTATACTTTACTTGAAGAGATTGAACCAGATAATTGGATTATGACTCAAGAGATTGATGGTGAGATTATAGGTAAAGAGAAAAAGTTTAATGATGAGAACAGACCTTTCTCTTATCAAGGTTGGTTGTGGACTCAGGGTGACAAATATCATAGACCATACATGGATGCTTATCTAGGTGGATTCCAAGAGTTCTCTACATGGACTAAAGTGTTGACTAAGGGTGGTATGATTAGCTCTAAGAACATTACATTTGTTGATGAGAGAACTGGTAGAACTAGACTTAGAGATGTTAAGAATGCTGAGAACGGAGCTATCATTCAAGGTAGAGGTGATGATGTTACAAGCTTTCAACATGGAAAGAACTATGACTATCAGGTAGCTCAAACTGCTAAGACCGAGATTAAAGAAGACTTATCTATGGCTTTCTTATTAAATGTTAGAAGACAAGCTGAGAGAGTTACAGCTGAAGAGATTAGAGAGATGAGTGCTGAACTAGAGAATGCTTTGGCTTCTATGTATGCAGTAGTTTCTAATAAGTTAATCAAACGTATGGTAAACTGGGCTATGCAAGACTTGGGTCTTAAATTAAAGACTATACAAGTAGATGTGGTTACTGGACTAGATGCTTTAGGTAGAGCAGTAGAAGCTCAGAAGCTAGATGAGTTAATGACAAGAGCTGGTCAGTTAGGGTTTGCTGATAGATTTAAACCAAACACTTTAGCTATTAAGTATGCTGGATTCTATAATGTACCAACAGATGATATCTTAATGTCTGAAGATGAGTACAACAAGATGAAGCAGAAGCAAGCTGAACAACAGATGGTTCAACAAGGTGGAGAAGAACTAGCTAAGTCAGCTGGTCAGTCTGCTGGTCAAGGTCAACAAGTTTAATCTAAAAAGGGAGGACAGACATAATGAAAGATGGAACAAAGTATAGTGAAACAATCACGATTCGCAAACCAAAAAAGTTGGCTAAGAAGCCCAAAAGTAAAGCAAAATCAACTAAGGAGAAGTAAGTATGATTGAAAAGATATTAAAACTAAAAAAAGAAGGCAAGTCTGATACAGAGATTGCTAAAGAGTTAAAGGTTACTAGACAGAAGGTTTCTGCTTTAGTCAAGAAGCATGAGTATGAAGAGGCTAACAAAGTTAAAGAAGATGAGTTTCCAGCAGAAATGTATGCTAAAGCATCTAACGTTGTAAAAGATGATAGCATGGGTGGATGTGTTATCTTAACTGCTAGAGAGTATCAGCAATACAGTGAAGACAATGGTAGATATCAAGGTCGTAAAGAAGGTCAGAAAACTAAGCTTGACCCTATGGAACTGAGAGTTGCTATCACTGGTATTCAACGTGGAGACAGAAGTGCTGTTGACACTAAGAAACATCTTATGGACAAGCATGGTTTAGATGAAGATGGCATTAGAAGAGTTGCTTCAAAGCTAACAAAAGAAGAAGAGATTACTTACAGAGAAGTTTGTAAATCTCTCAACATGAAACCATAAGGAGTTCTGAATGGTTGGAGAAGCAAACACACAAACAGAATTTGTTGGTGATTTAAACCCTGAGGTTACTGCTGACGTAAACCTTCCTAGTGAAGAGACTCAAGTTCAACCTAGTGAAGACTGGGTTAAAGAGAATACGTCTGAGAATGGTAAAATATTTGGTCAGTTTGATGATATGCAGAGTGCACTTGAGCATTACAGAAAACAAGAGATTACACATACTAATAATATGAGGGAAATCAAAAATGAGCAAAAAGCAAAGCAAGAGGAAGTTCAGTCTGTTCAGGCAGACCTTGAGCAAGAACAAACTAAAGCGAATGTACTATCTTCAATGAGCCAAGAGCTGTTGGATAATGGTATGGTATTTACTGATGATATGTCAACTAAACTTGAAGAGGGTGGTCTAACTAAGGCTGAAGCTCAAGTAGCTGCTTATCAAGCTAAAGAGATTACTGAATCTAACTATGCTGTACTTGGTGGTCAGGAACAGTATAATCAAGCTATGGAATATGCTACAACTATCTTTGATGAAGGTCAGCAAAAATCTATAATGGACTCAATCAAGAACAACAATGTATCTCCAGAGTTTAGAGAGTTAGCTTTACTTGGACTACAATCTAAGATGGGTGGTACTCAACCTAGTGGTGAAGAAGGTCAATCACCTAGAGTTTCTGGTAGGTCAGTAAATGAACCATCAGTACAAGGGTATACAAGTCAGGAAGAGTTATTTGCTGATAGAAGAGCAAGTAAAAGAAACCCAGCTATGAAGTCTAAGTACCTTGCTAAACTAGCCTTGACTGACGATAAAGTATTAAGTCTCCACTAAAACATTTGCAGTTAGTATATTTTTTATGATATACTTTCTGTAATGGTTCGTTGATTCATTCAGCGGATGTAACATTCTACAATTTATACACTACTATCCTTTTAGGCTACTAAGTGTCCTTTGTGTTTGAGATGTTGAATTAAAAACAACCTAAAAACTTAAACAAGTCTCGAAAGAGCAAAGGACACATTATGGCTTTTACTGGAGCTACTAACCCGTTAGCGGGTACAGATACAACAAACACACTTACAAGAGATATTCATGCTGGAGTACTAGAGGCTTTAAAAAGACCTACTGTAATCTTCAACACTATCTTTCAACAATCAGGTACTGGTGGTACTGGACTTCGTTATGTTATCGAAGGTAAAGAAGATATTGATGATACTGATGTTGCTTCATATGCGACAGCTGGTACGCAGATTAATGTTTCTAATGGTACTCAAGATGAGATTACTATTAACTTTGACAGACCACAATATACAGCTCGTAGAGTTGATGGCTGGGATGAAGCGGTTACTAACTGGGGTGTTATGGAAATGCAAGGTAGACAAATTGAGTCTAAAATGCTAAATGCTATTGACCGTAAAGCTGTTGCAGCTATTGAGTCTGCTACTACAACTACTGGTTTAGTTGGAAATGGTGATGGTTCAGTTGTTGTTAATACTGCACTGCCCGGTGGAGTTGCTGCTGGAACTACTGCTGCTGCACATGGTAACGCTATTGCTGAATCTATTTATGCTGCTGCTGCTGCAATTCGTGGTAATGATGATTTTGGTGATTTATTCGTTGCACTTAACCCAACTAACTATTCTTATGTAGTTCAGTCTGACAGAGCAACAAACAAAGACTTTACTAATGGTAATGGTGGATTTGATGAAGGTACTGTTTATGACATTGGTGGTGTAACAATCATCCAAACTAATAACATGCCTTCTACTGCTGGTCTTATCGGATTAGTATATGGTATGGAAGCTGCTGGAGCTGCTATCCTATGGGATTTAAAAACTAAAATCGTTGATGATGATGACTTCTTAGATGCTAAACGTATCCAGTCTTACTTCTCTAACGGTATGGCTGCACTTCGTTGTCAATCTGCTGCTGCACTTAAAAACGTATAAGGGATAAATGATGAGCTGTCTATTTGAAATAAATGCTGGTAGTTTCATCGGAGTAGCTTCGGCTACCCCTCTTGGAGTTAATAAGCAAATTAGAGCTATTGATGCTGGTGAAGTTACTTTTAACTATGATGCTATACCAACTAGACATGCTGGTGATTCTATAGGAACTGGTGATGGAGCAGAAACTGATTTTACTTGTAATAATATACCATTAGTTAGTGATGATGATTTAGTTGCTTATGTTGATGGTGAAGAAATTGACGAAGCATACTACAGTGTAGTGTTGGCTACTGGTGTTATTACATTTGACCCAATACCAACTGTTAACACTGCTGATGCAATAGGTACTGGTGATGGTACTGAAGATGAGTTTACTTGTAATAATACTCCATTACTTAGTGATGAAGACTTATGGTTACTCTGTTGTATTAGCTACTGGTGTAGTAACTTTTGACCCAGTTGAAACTACTCATACAGATGACGATATAGGTACTGGTGATGGTATAGAAGTTGACTTTACTTGTAACAACATACCATTACTTAGTGGTGCTAGTCAAACAGTTTATCCAGCTGGTGATTCTGGTTTAACAGTATTTGTTGATGGTGTGAAAGTTCCTTCAACAGAATATACAGTTGTATTAGCTACTGGTGTGATTACGTTTGGAACAGCTCCACTTGATACTTTAGCTGTAACTGCTACTTATACTAGTAATGATGTTGCTGTAGCTAACTTGTTAGATGTAACTGCTGACTATATTAGTTTAGAACCAATAGCTGATACTCTTGCAGTAACAGCAGACTACATGAGCTATGATGATACAACTAAAATTGTTGATATGATAGTTGGTGAAGCTTTTGATATTGGTGGGAATTGTGATAGTGTGACATCAACTGCATTGCAGAATGTTATACTTTCATAACAGACTTTTTATCGTGGTACATATGATGCTTCTCCCATCTATGTGCCACTCTTAAGGAGTTTACATGGCTTTCAACGAATTTAATGATGACCCAACAAAGATGTTACTTGGTGCTGTAAACACTATGCTCAACACTATTGGTGAGGATGACCTAGAGGCTGATGATGATATTGATGATGTGATTGAAGCTGTCAGAGCTAGAAAAGATTTGATTCAAGTCAAGAGAGAAGTTCTTGATAGTGAATGGGATGTTAACACTGATGATGAGTATTCTTTAGTTCCAGACATCAGTGGATACATAGCTATACCAGCAAACATTCTAAGAGTATCATCTACAGATAGTGACTTAATAATTAGAAGTCATTTTCTATATAGCAAGAAAGCTCAATCAACTAGATTTGAAGAGCCACAAACTGTTAAGGTTATCTGGGATTTAGAGTTCAACTCTTTACCACAAGGTATCAGACAGTACATTACACTTAAAGCAGCTAAGAGATTTAGAGATAGAACACTTGGAGCTGATGCAACACAACATGGATTCACACAAGAAGATGAGAGAGATGCTTACATGGAAGCCAGAAGAAGCGAAGCAGATACGTCAAATGCTAATATGCTAAGTCCATCATACGATATTAATAGAGGCTAACTATGGGTAGATTAGTAGAGAACCATAAGCAATCACTTTACAATGGTGTAAACCAACAGAGTGCAGAGCATAGACTAGAGACACAAGTAGAGTCTTCTGTCAATGCCTATCCTACTGTGAACAATGGTTTACTTAAGAGAAATCCTACAAATAAACTAGAGTTAAGCAATTCTATTACATACCAAGAAGATATGTTTACATATGAGTATGATAGAGGTTTGTCTGGTGATAATGAAGAGAAGTATTCTGTAAGCATAAACGACAATGGTTTAGAGATTATAGATGTTGTAAATGGTAATGTATATAAAGATGGTTTCGGTCTTTCATATGAAGGTAATGCAGAAGAATATTTATTCCCATTTGCTGGACTCAATGGATATAGTGCAACAACTATTAAAGATACAACATTCATAGCAAACAAAACAGCCACTCCAGAGATGGATAACTTTACTATAGGTGATACTGAAGAGGGAACTACTGATGACATATCTGTATACTATGCTGCTATCAACTTAATAGAGCCAGTTGCTTTTTCTAATGGAGCTAAACGTACATCATACTCTCCAGCTAGTCAATATAAAAAAGAGATAAGAAGTGGATGGACTAGCACTTCGACATATGAGTATAGCTATGGTGGTTCAACAACTACTGTAATTATAGATGGAATCACAATTAAGTTAACTCCATTCAATTACACAAAAGTTGTTGGTACTGGATTTAACTCTGAAACAGAAGAGAGCTATAATATATATGCTACATATTCTTGGGCTAGTTGGAAGCTAGATTTAATCAACAAGATTACATCAGCTCTACCAGCAAAGACATACTCTGTATTTACTACGAACAATGGACTTGATATTAATATAAAGAGAACAGATGGAAATACTGTAGCTGTTGCTTTTAATGTAACAATGAATGCTTTAGGTGGAGACTACGTTTTAAGTGAAACATCTACTGAAGCTCAATACTATAGTGGGATAACATATTCAGACCAGACAGAGACTGTATATACTCCTCCTTCTGCTTACTTGAAGCAAGGTTTTGTTTGGGTTAAGTCTTCTAATCCATCAACAGCATATACTTACTATGTTACAGTGAAAGATGCTCTAGGTAACACTAAGAGTGTTAGTGTGTCAAACACAACTACTGATGGAGCTGCTACAGCTTTAGCTGCTGCTATAGATGCTGATACAAACTTCTCAGCTATTGCAGTTGGTTCTGTTGTTGAAGTTACAGCAGATACAGCAGACATGGATTCTTGTCAATCAAATGATAGCTATGGTGGTCAAGCTAGTTTTGGCTGGGCTAAAGCAGTACAATCATCTTCTGACTTACCTAAGAATCTTGGGTTTGAAGGAAGCTTAGTTGCAGTTACTGGCTCAAGAGATAATGCTGAGACTTCATATTGGCTTCTGTATAAAAACGGTCAATGGTCAGAGTCTATGAGTAATGATACTAAGCCAAACATACTTGCTGATACTATGCCTCATGTGTTGATTCGTAACTCAGATGATACGTTTACTCTCAAGGCTTATGATGGATGGGATAACAAGAAGATTGGTGACGACTTAACTAATCCTACTCCTAGCTTTATTAGGTCTGATACATCTGCAAGTCCAGTGATTAAAGATATATTCTTCTTCAAGAACAGACTTGGATTCATAACAGAGAGAACTGTAATCATGTCTGAAGTTGGACAGTATGGTAACTTCTTTAGAACTACAGTTGCAGCATTGTTAGACAGTGACAGAATTGATACTACAGTGGATACAACTAAAGCCATACAGCTAGAATACTCTACATACCTAGAAGATAGTCTAATGTTATTCTCTGACAAGGCTCAGTTTAAACTAGAAGGTGGAAACATCTTAAGTCCTAAGTCTGTTCAGATAAGCCAGACATCTGCATATGAGATGAACAAGAATGTAAGACCATTGTTTATGAATGACAAAGTTTTCTTTTGTGCGAAGAGAGGAAACTATACAGCAGTGATGCAATACTTTGTTGATGGTAATGGTAGAGTAAGCGAAGCAATGGATATCTCTAGCCATATTGAAAGCTATATACCAGCAGATGTAACTAGGCTGACTGGAAGCTCTATAAACAATATGTTGTTCCTAACAAATAGAACAGAGAGAGATACACTTTATGTTTATAAATTCTTAGACAATGGAAGTGATAGAGTTCAAGCAGCATGGTTTAGATGGACTTACAATGGTAGTATATATGGAGCATTCAGTCTAGGTAAGAATCTAAATATACTTATCAACAGAAACCAATCATCAGCAGTGACTGACTGGATAATGGGTGATGGTATATGGGATAGTGACCAAATGTGGGATAGTGATAGCATCTGGTACAGTTCACCAGAGTCTTTAGTTTCAACTGACAACTTTGAGATTCAAGCTATTCATCCTCAGAATCACAATGGATATTTCGTTGATGCAAGTGAGATGGTTGATGATACTAATAGCATTAATTACATTGAGTCAACTGCAACATCATCTATAGTGTCATTGGATGTAGAACAGAAGATAACTTCTAACATTGAGATTGAAGCATTGACTTCATCAACTAGTTATGGATTAGAGGTTGTTACAAATCTTGACACATACACATCAGATACAGATAGCATTAGCATACCATTGAATGCAGCAGAGGAAATATCTTCTATATCTTATACTGAGAATGATGCAGATGGTCAACAGCTTGGTGGATTCAAGGCTTCTTTCGTAGATACTCCAGATGATAATGTTTTATTTAATGGTACATTTGCATTCGGATTAACTAACTGGACTTTCACTGATTGGGATTTAGTGTATAATACAAAAGATATTGGTTCATTGATTCCAGTTGATGTTGGTTTAGGAGAGTGGGTTCTTAAGAGCGGAGGAGAAAGTTTAACTAGAGGTCATCTTTCATTTAAGACAGCTCAGATAAACTCAGAGTCTGGAAGTTCATTCTTCTTAAACGTTAGTGATATAGCGAGAAACACAAGTAGAATAATCAAGGGTGAATATACTGTTGGTAGAAAACCAATGATATATGGTAATAGTAAAAACATAAGATTAAACATAAGAAGCCTTGATTCTAAGGGATTTAGAATTAACTCTATATCACTAGAAGGTAACTACAACAAGAGGAGTACGAGGATATGAGCATACAACAAACATTTTATGGAGTTGATGGTGTAACTAAAAACTACACACAGACTAAATATATAGCAAACAAACAACACTGTGGTGTTCTGATGAAGAGAATAGATGATGATACTTGGGATAGTTTACCAGTATCAAATTTTGACTTACAAGATAATACAATAAAGCTAGTTAGTGCTATTAGTGGATTGGTGTATAATCAAATTGAGATTAGAGTTGTAGACACTGCTGATGAACTTGGAACTGATGCTTCTGCTATATCTATTGTTGCTGGTATATCAAATGAGATAATCATAGTTTCTGGAATACCTGATGAGATTGTTACTGTAGCTGGAATCGAAGCTGACGTAACAAAGACAGCAGTAATAGATACTGATGTAACCACAGTGGCTGGAATAGACTCAGATGTAACAGAGGTAGCTGGTATAGCTGGTGACGTAACAGCAGTCAATACAGAGCCTTTAAAGCAGTCGATATTAGATGCTAGTACAAATGCTGCTAATGCAGCTCAAAGTGCTTCAGATGCTTCTGACAGTGCTGATGCTTCAGAGGCTAGTGCAACATCTGCAAGTGGTAGTGCAGGTTCAGCTAGTGATAGCGAAACAGCTTCTGGAGTAAGTGCTTCTAATGCTAGTGATAGCGAAGATGCTGCTGAAGCTGCTGCTATTGCTGCTGACTTATCTGCTCAGTCTATTGACACGGAGAATATATCAGCTACTTCTGTAATCACAAATGGAGCTATACAATCTGGAGCTTTAGCTTTACCAACAGAAGAAGTGACTGGTTCAATCCCTATACTCTATACTGGTAATGGTGCAAGCCAAGATGTTACTACTCCTATGCAGATAGCTAATGATAATGGTGATGGTACTACATTAGCTGTTGATTGGGCGGCTGGTGCATATATAGTTGGTGAGATTGTAATAGATAATAGTTCTGATGGAGATGCTAGAGCCTATAGATGTATAAAAGACATTGACAGCACTTATTCACCTATAAAAAGCCTTAGAGAACATAGTTCAGTCTATTGGGTACTAGAAACTAATCAATATGGTGGTAGATTTTGGTTTAAAAATAGAGATGTTGCAGGTAACCACTTGCTTTTTGATTCAATAAGAAGGGAAGAAAACCTAGTTCAATCAGATGTTACTAAACAACCCAACTTCACTAACAAACATAAATTCAGATAGTTTAACAGTAGGAGCTGGCTATATAAATCAAGACACAGATGATTATGTAGTATGGGTAGACCAAACAACTAGAAAAACAGCTGGTTACAGAACAGATGCTGGTGTAATGCAGAATAGTAAGAACAATACTGGTACTGACTTGATGGTTAAAGATAGTGCTGGTAATCCTATTATAGAACATTACAATCCTACAACTGGATTTAGTATCATTATGGATACTGGTAATGGTGTAGCTGGTAGAAGTATTCCACATAGTTTACAGAGTACTATCGGAACAGTAGCTAAGAAAGCTTTAGAGGCTACTACAAGAAACTGGCAGAACTATGATAAAATAAGTGGGCATTTAAAATACACACAACTAAGTTCAACTGTTGCTGCTACTGGTGACTCAGGAGTAAGGTGGCACAGTGACC